ATTTGACATAGATGGTAACTTCGGTGGATACCGTACAGACTACCACCAAGGTAAGTTCTCCTTTTACGATGGCGATAAACTATTAAAAGAAACAAATCTAAATGAGTTCAGATAGCCTAAACACATATTTAAAAAAAGGACTTCAACAATCTGACGATAGAGCAAAGCATTGCATATCTATTGGTAAGGATGGTGAAGATTTGTTTAAGGCTTTAACAGGAGCTTTAAAGTCAGACCTTAAAGACGATAAGAAACACATAGACTTTTATTGGGGTGATAAGCTCGTAGATGTCAAGGGTCTCAAGCCAATGCATAAACACGGCTTCATTCTTTTAGAGTTTCTTAATGTGTGGGGCTATCACGGATGGTGTGCAAAGGATTCTAAAGCAGAGTATATAGCGTTTCAGTTCCCAGATAGGTTCTATGTAATAGACAAAGACAAGTTGAGGTTAAAGGCTATAGAGTTATGTGACAAGTTTACCCCAGAGAATGTTACAAGAAAGAATAGGGTAAAACCCTCACAAGGTTTATACAAGTGGATAGGCAGATTTAGTAAGCAAGATGTATTCACCTATCTTAGAATAGAAGATGTGCAAGACATAATCTTTGAAGAAATAATCATACCTGTGTAGATTGTTAATAATTATGTGTACATTAGCATAAACTAAAACACATCATTATGTCTACAAAAAGGAAATTCACTTGGCAAGAAGACTTGCTTTATGGTGGTACTATGTTCATCGTTTGTTCAATCGGTATAGCTTTCTGGTTATTCATCTACGAACTAATAGAGCGCATCTAATGGACTATCTTGACTACGAACTACAACAGCACCAAGAGCAGCAAGAACAATGGTGTGAAGACTGCGGAGAGTATAGCACGGAAGATTGGAAATGTGATTGCGAAGAAATAATAGAAAGACAAATAGACCTACAAAAATGATGACACACACAAAAGCCCTTATTGATGCTCAGATAGTATTTGAAGAGCCATTGAACGACAAAGAGACGATTGATGCCCTTCTACATATTGATGCGAAGATGTACGCTAATATGGGTACTGATACTTCTAAAGCAGAAAAGGAATCTGTAAGGAGAGCATCCGCATTTATCTACAGACTTATCAAAGGAATAGACCCAGAGAAGGGTCAGAAGTTTCTTTTAGGAATGGGGCTTACCAAATGAAAACAATTAATAGTTTAAGTGGTGGTAAGACATCAAGTTACATTGCAGCTAACTATCCTGCGGACTATGATGTGTTTTCTCTTGTTCGTGTAGAAGATGTTAACTGCAAGTTTCCAGACGAGAAATTACGCAGAGAAGTAGAGGATAGAATCCAAGCACCATTTATAGGTACTGCTGAAGATGACACAATTATCTATACGATGCTTGACCTTGAGCAATACATAGGTAGGAAAATCACTTGGGTTACAGGTAAGACTTTTGAAGAGACTGTTAAGTCTTACAAGATGAAAAACGGAGGCTACTACTTACCCAACAAGGTTACAAGGTATTGCACTACGGATATGAAGACTATACCTATTGCTGAGTGGAGGTATAAGAATGTAGATGACGATGTGACTATGCGTTTTGGTTATCGTGCTAACGAACAAAACAGAGCCTTTAAAATGATGGAGAAAGTTAATGATAATGGAATGACTGAGGTTAAAATTATCATAGGCAGAACCAAGACAGGTACTCAGAACAAATGGAAAAATATAGAGTATTGTAAGCCAGAGTTTCCTTTAATTGATACACCAACTTTTAAAGACAACATAGAAGAGTATTGGAAAGACAAACCTGTACGCTTTGCTTATATGAATAATTGCGTTGGTTGTTGGTGGAGAAGCCCACTTCTCTTAAAGAAGATGCACGAAAAGCATCCAACTAAGATGCAATGGTTTGCAGACCTTGAAGAAGAGGCAGGTAGTACATTTCGCTCAGATGTTAAATACTCTGATATTATTAAATGGAAACCTCAGATAGAATTATTTGATGAAGATTTTAGTGAATGTGATTCTGGGTATTGCGGATTATGATTATGTTTGATAAAAAAGATGCAGACATCATTAACAATTTAATTCTATCCAAAGACATAAATGAAAAGGAACTAATACTCCTTGACAGGATATATAATTTAATTAAACAAAAACACCTATGAAACAGATTACGATGCTTAATGGTGAGAGCCATTTACAGGGGTGGCTTGTTGAACAAGCTATTAACGATGACTTCTACTATGGTTATTTGGGTAAGGTAGCTTTCAGCTCCTCCAACCTCAAGAAGTTATTAGATTCTCCAAGAACCTACTACAACCTTATGCAGTATGGAGATGAGAATAATAGCCAAGCTCTAAGAGATGGTCGCTTAATACACACAATGGTATTAGAGCCAGAGAAGATTGATGAGCTTATCTTCATTGATGTGATTAGCAAGAACACCAAGATATGGAAAGAGGCAAAGGAAAATCACCCTGCTCATTTGCTATACACAAAGAAAGAGAGAAGGAGTGCCGAGCGTTTAGCAGATGCACTATTCAAGAATCACCAAGCAGTAGAGCTATTGAGAGGTTCGCAGTTTGAAGTACCTGCAGTTGATTACATAGATGGCTACCCATTTAGGGGTAAGGCTGATATCATACAACCTAATGGTACTATCATTGATTTGAAGACTACTGCTGACCTTAGAAACTTTGTCTACTCTGCAAGACACAAATACTCCTACGATGTACAGGCGTATATCTACTGTACTCTATTTGGTGTAGACCATACTAAGTTTAAGTTCTTGGTAATAGATAAGCTCTCTTGTGATGTGGGTATCTATTCTATAAGTGAGGAGTTCTTTGACAAGGGAGAAGAGAAGGTCAAGTACGCTCTTAAACAATACTTAGACTTCTTTGAGGATAAGCCCTTATTGGACATTCAAGAGATGGTCAACAATTACACTATTGTAGGAGAGTTGTAATGGCAGACTTTAGCGGATTAGGCTTACGAGCCTTAATGATGGAAGTACAAGCGGTACAACAAGAGAACCTTGATAATGGTACTGTCGTTCTGACATTAGAAAACATCTATCAAGCTCTTGGCTTCTGCCTACATACTAAAGAGTATTGTGAAAAGCAGATACGAGAAGCACAAGCGGATAACGCTAAGTATAGAATGAAGGTCAACGAATTAAAAACAGAACTCAAAGAGGTGAAGACCCAAAGAGATAACTTATTAGAGAAGATAGAGATATGAAAGACCTCACAGTAATAGACCAATTCTTAATGGTCAAAGCATTCTGGAAAGAGTTAGAGAGTAAATACTTAATAGGCAAGGGAAGACATAGAGACTATGTAATATGGAGACACTCCTTTAGTGTTGCCTGTGTGGAGAACACGACACTATCATTAATGAAGATTGGTGAGATAATAAACAAAGACCACGCCTCCATCATACACGCTACGAAGCAGCACGAGATGAACTACCTGTATGATACTGTCTACCAACAGAGATACCTTGAACTAACTGAGGAGCTTGGCGAACTCATAGCGAGATACCAAGAGGTGATGCAAGACAACATAAGCAAACGAGTAGTAAACATACACGGAGAAAAGTCTGTAGAGAGTCTATTAGGTGGATACACCAAGCAAATCCAAAGACTAAAGACCAAGCACTCTAACGACACCAACGGACTAAAGAAGGAGATAGACTTTATATCAAGGCAGCTAAAGACTATGAAGGAGCGCAATAAGTTTTTAAGTGATGAACTCCTACGGATTAAGAACTTGATATGAAGAAGCACACTAAAATCTATATGGACTACTTCAAGTATGTTCTGGATGACTTCATAGAGTGTGAGGTATGCGGAGCAAGGGCGGTGGACATCCACCACATAGAGAATAGAGGTGCAGGTGGTAGCAACCACAAAGACACGATTGAAAACCTAATGGCAGTATGTAGACCTTGCCACATCTTTCACGGAGAGAGGAAAGAGTCTCTACAATTTTTAAAAGACATACACAACGAGAACTTATGAAATTTATAATTAGACATACCGTAGAGAAGTCCTTTGAAACAATAGAAGAGGCAAGGAACTACAGAGACACGATTACAACAGGTGTTACGGTTCTCACAGTAGACCAAGACCCATTTGGTAAACACTTTGAACAGAACCCAAGTTCAGCAAAAGAAAAATAGGGGAGCGCGGAAAAGTTTTTATGTTAGGAGTAGGATAAAGATTGAAATGCTCCCCTAATTATAAAGGGAGGTGGTTGTACTAATAATATTAGTCTTTACTTGGGGAAGTCACCACCTCCTTTTTAACCTAAAGAAAGGGGCGGTTAACTATAAATTAATCCCTTGAAGGGAAACACTTTTAGGTTGAATACAAACCGACCCCTTTTTTAACACCAAAGAGATATGAATTACAAAGAGTTAAATGGTATATCCATTAGAGAGGGATTTGTAAAATTCCACAAAGAGAATCCACACATATTTGAGGCTTTTGAAAAGCAGGTCTTTAAAGCTGTATCTATGGGTAAGAGTAAGATTAGCTCTAAGCTAATAATAAATTGGATTAGATGGAACGAGTTTTTAGACAGCTCAGACAAGAGCTTTAGAATCAACGATGCATATCAATCGTACTACTCAAGATTATTCGTAGAGAAACATCCTAAGTTTACAGATGTATTCAACTTCAGAAAACTAAGAAACGAGGAGGATGGAGTATATATGTCTGTAGCAGATGACGGTCAAGTATCATTCTATTGATATGACACGAAAGACACGACACATCAAAGCCACAGAAGCCTACTTATCTATGTTAATGATAGACAATGTAAACCTATCAATACAAGCAAGTAGATTTGGATGGACTAATGATATACAGGAAGCGTTGATGAACAACGCCCACTTAATAAGAAAGTACCAACGAAGACTAAGACTAATAAGATTATGAGTGAAGACAACAAGAGTGCTACGGTACTCATCAACCGCAACAACCTTAATAACCTATTTGAGTTATTAGTGCAAGTACACCTAAGAGGACAACTATCAAGAGATGAACAAACATTCATCAAGAACTTCATAGAGCTACCAGATGCTCCTACAAGAGAGAGCAGAGCAGCAAGAAGGTCTAACACCTCTACTATCAAAAAGCTATTTAGAGAAGAAGCTAAGAAACGCAATGAAGAAGAGTAGGTTAACATACTAAATTAGAATCTTATAGTATGCCGTTTAAAGAAGGACAAGAGAAAAAGGGTGGTAGAGCAAAGGGTCAACCTAATAAGACCACCGCAGAGATTAGAGATGCGTACCAACGCTTAGTAGAGAGCAACCTAAGTAATATGACCTTATGGTTAGCAGATGTTGCAGCAGACAATCCAGAGAAGGCTATGGACTTAATGCTAAAGCTAAGTGAGTATATGATACCTAAGTTAGCAAGGCAAGAGGTTACAGGCGCAGAGGGTAAGGACTTGTTTAAGAACATTACCTTTGAGTTTGGTACACCAATCAACGAAAGAGAAGAGTGAGAATAACAGGGTTCAGTCCACATAAGAAGCAGCAAGAGCTGCTCCACTCCATAATCAATGGGAAGGAAAAATACCACATAGCTTCTATAGGGAGGCAGTTTGGTAAGTCTATGATGGGTATGAACCTTGCATTGTATTGGGGCTTCAATGAAGCACCCTGTAAGATACTATGGGTATCTCCTGTGTATCAACAAGCCAATAAAGTACAGAAGGAATTGATGGGTGCTATAGGTGGCTCTGGTATCGTTAAGAGTAACAACTACTCTACTAACGAGCTTGAGCTAAAGAATGGTTCTGTTATTTACTTTAGGTCAGCTGAAAGATATGACAACATACGAGGTATGACCCTTGACTACTCTATCATAGATGAAGCAGCATTTATTAAAGACGATGCTTGGGCTGAGGCTATCAAGCCTACTACTATTGTAAGGGGTAAGAAGGTTCTATTTATCTCTACACCTAAAGGTAAGAATTGGTTCTATGACTTATTCCAATATGGTAAGAGTGAAGACTACCCTAACTACAAAAGCTACACAGGTAGCTCCTATGATACTCCCTTCATAGACATTGAAGAGATAGAGGATGCTAAGAGAACAGTTCCAGAGCTTGTATTTAAGCAGGAGTATTTAGCAGAGTTCATAGATGGAGGTGGTGAGGTGTTTACCAACTTAGACCTATGTACTTTTGAGAAGTACCCTAATGCTAATGGTAAGGTATTCGCAGGACTTGATATAGGTAAACAAGCAGATTACACCGTACTAACTTTAATGGATGCTAAAGGTAGGGTACTTGAAATCTACAGAGACAATAAGAACCAATGGAGCGTAATGATTAAGGAGGTGCTTGAGAGAGTACGCAAGTGGAACGCTTCTTTATTGGTAGAGGTGAATGGTGTAGGTGACCCTATCTACGAGCAGCTAAAGAATCAGTATGCAAATACCCATCCATTTATCACAACGAATAAAAGCAAGGGAGAAATCATTGAGGGTCTTATCTTAGACTTCAATGAGGTGAATGTACACATTCCATCAAAGAATCTATTTAGCCACCTCTACAATGAGTTGAGTTATTTCACTTATGAGTATAGCCCAAAGACACGAAGTATTAAATACGGACATCCTACAGGCTTACACGATGATACAGTTATGAGCTTGGCAATAGCCAACTACAACAGAAAGAAGAATAAGACATATGGAACATACGCAGTTAGGTAGAGAGGTTAAGATACTTCTACCAGAGAGTGCAAGAGAACTTACTATAGAGCAGTATCAAAAGTTCTTAAAGGTTGAAGGAGATGAGACATTCACAATGCTCAAGGCGTTAGAGATATTTGCTAACATACCATTGAAGGTAGCCTATGCAATGAGAGCGGATGACATTCTAAACATCTCTAACGACATCTTTACTATGATGAGTGTAAAGCATCCACTCGTAAAGAGATTGTCCTTTAGAGGTAAGGAGTATGGATTCGTACCAAACCTTGAAGAGATTAGCTTCGGTGAGTACATAGATTTAGATAGCTACCTATCAGATATGCAAAGCCTACATAAGACTATTGGGGTCTTGTATAGACCCATAACAAAAGAGAAGGGTGACCTATATGAGATAGAACCCTATAGCGGTACAGATGGTTTTTCAGACTTCCCATTGGATGTTGCTTTAGGTGCAACGCTTTTTTTTTATCGTTTAAGCAACAGATTGTTGAAGGATACCCAGACCTCTTTAAAGCAGGAGAAGAGCAAGTAGACCTATCAACCTCTGCTAACTTCTCTCGTAAGTGGGGATGGTATGGAAGTGTAGACCACCTTGCAGGTGGGGATGTAGGAAGGTATGATATGATAACCTCATTACCTTTAGTTCAATGCCTCACTAAGCTCATATACGATAAGGAGAAGTCAGAGGTAGAAAGGATTATGATGAAATCTTAAACACTACTTGTGTATGTTAATAAAAGTGTTTACATTTACATCAGTAATAAGAACTAAAGCAGATACAAGTGAAAACTACCAAAGTAAGAAGAGGCGAATACCAAATCACGCTCAACGGCATAACATTAAGTTTAATTAATGATATATGTATTGACACAGGGAAGAACCAAGGTTGGAATTTATACAATGAGGATGGTGAATGGATGGGATGCGCTGACACTAAAAAGAAACTAATACAAGCATTAAAAAATTCATAAATGCAAGAGTGGCAAGAAGAGATATTAGAGAGAGAAGGTTTTAACAAGCCTAATGTAAAGCCCACCTTCTGAGTGGGTTTTTTCTTTTAAACACCTTTTGCTCATAGAGGTTAACCTTGTATGAGTTCATTTTACGACATTACCACCAAGATACGAGAACACCTTATTTCTAATAAGCAGGTGAACACCGTAACAGAAGGAGACATCTTTGAGGTAGACCTCAATAAGCAGACTATCTTTCCTCTCTCTCACATTATGATAAACAATGTGACCTTCAACGAACATACCATTACCTACTCTATGTCCATACTATTTATGGATGTAGCTGATGTAAGTAAGGATGACCCAAGAGACGAGGCAGAAGTATTCTATGGTGTAGACAACAGACAAGACATCCTAAACACTCAACTCCTTGTTGCTAACAAATTGGTAAGCGAACTAAAGAGAGGTGACCTAATGCAAGAGAAGTACCAATTAAATGGTACACCTACTGCTGAACCTTTTGAGGATAGATTTGAAAACCTATTGGTAGGTTGGAACTTAGGATTGTCAATAGACATACCTAACACTATTACACTTTGTCCGTAGTATCAAGAAATACAGAGACTGTTCTGCGAACATTTGCAGAGAGAGTAATCAAGGCTGCAAGGCTAAATCTTGGAGCTACACGAACCATTACTTACAATGATGGTAAGAAGAAGAGAAGAAGACAAGTAAGCACAGGAAAGCTCAAGGATAGCTTAGACTACAATCTTACAACAGGAGTACACTTACTTATGTCTTTCACTATGGAGGACTATGGTAAGTACATTGATGAAGGTGTAAGCGGTACAAAGTATAAAGTGCCTGGTGGAAGCAGGTTTGGTTTTGATGGTAAGCAACCACCTACAGGTTCTATTAGAAAGTGGATGGCTCAAAAGAAAGTCAAGGCAAGGGACTTAAAGACTAACTCCTTTGTTAAGCAAACCGAAGCTAATTTAAAAGCTGCTGCATTCCTAATAAGTAGAAGCATAAAGCAAAGAGGAATACCTAAGAGTGAGTTCTTTCAAGCCCCTTTTAGATTGGAGTTTGAGAAGCTCCCAGACGATGTATTGAAAGCAGTATCTATGGATGTTGATGAATTTTTAAGATTTACAGTACGATGAGTGTAATAGTACCAACAAGTTTAGTAGGGGCAAGAAGCCCCATTTATGTAACTGCTCCTTACTCTGCTCTTGCAGGGTCTTTAACTGATGTTACCCTAAAGGTGTTCATTTGGAACGGAGCAAGAGGTACAAGACCTACCCTACCAGAGTATACATTATTCAGAGATGTCTTTGCAGGAAACGATGTATCCTTTGACATTGCTCCATTAGCAACAGAGTACATAGAGAACGACTATAGTAGTACAAGTGTTAACGCTACTCAAGCATCTATTGACAAGGGTGTGGTATGGGTACAAATAGACTACATAGTAAACTACATAAACAAAGCAGACCCACCTCAAACAATTAACGACACAGGAAGCTCTGACATATTCCCTGTAAGCAATGGCTACCATACTTTTACAGAGGGAGCTAACTTTGAGATTCCTTCGTTATTCTTAAATCAAGTAGAACGAGTATATGTTAAGCAGTCTGGCAACGAGGTAATTTCTATATGTATTGGAGAATACAATAGCGAAGATGTACAAGAGATTCTTTACAATGATGGTAGCGGTGACTATACCATTGACCTTACTTCTTTCCATACTCCTACTCAGCCAGAAGGTTCTATTTTAGACTTCCCTATAGGTGTTACAAACCTTACCACATATCTTACGGCTTTAGGGTTTACAGGAACAATGCCATCAGCATTAGACACTTACACATTAGACTTGCAAGGTAGCGCAGGGTCTTTGGATATTGTAACTATTGAGAAGGTGTGTGAACCTAAATACACGCTAAACACTATTGACTATATTAATCGTTATGGTACTTGGGACTTTATACAGTTCTTTAAGGTAAGTCAAGATAACTTCAATACCACAAGTGAGAAATACAGAAAGTCTATAGGCTCTTCAAGCATAAGCGGTTATAGTTATGATGCTACTAAAGAGTTGTACAAGCAGTTTAACACTAACGGAAAGACACGAACCACCCTAAACACAGGATGGGTTACTGAAGACTATAGAGAGGCTATAAAAGACTTAATGATGAGTGAGAGGGTAATGCTTAATGGTAAGCCTACAAGCGTTGTTACCAACTCAGTAACGCTACAGAAGTCAATTAATGACAAGACTATCAACTACACAATAGAGGTAGAAGAAGCATTTGATACACGCTATGTATAAAACAGACTTGTATATAAATGGTCAAAAGGCTGACCTATTTGATAACGAGAGCATAGAGATTAACCTAAATGCTCAGAACATCAAGGATATCTCTAAGGTATTTGGTGACTTCACCAATAGCTTTAGCATTCCTGCTTCACCTGCTAACAATAAGATATTCAAGCACTACTACAATGTAGATATTGATGGTGGGTATATATCTAACCTAAGAACCAATGCTTTTATAGAGGTTAATAACAACCTTTTTAGAGCAGGGGTATTAGAGCTTGAAGGAGTGCAAATGAAAAGCGGAGACCCTTACGCTTACAAAATAGCGTTCTATAGTAATGTGACATCTTTAAAGGATAGATTTGGTGAGGATACTCTAAACGACCTTGACTTATCTGCACAGAACCATACCTATAACGATACAAACATAGTTACAGGATTCAACGCATATGTTGATGATACAGAAGATGCTATAATATACCCACTCATTTCACCTGTAGCGAATTGGTATTATAATAGCGTTGCAGGAGACCATACCGATGCTAACATATATTACCATTCGGGTAACCATATACACGGAGTATTCTACTACGACTTAAAACCTGCTATCAAGCTACAGAAGATTATTGATGCTATAGAAGTAAAGTATGGCATTGAGTTTGAAAGCGACTTCTTTGCTGCTGCGGACTTTGGTAAACTATTTATGTGGTGTCACAGAAGAGCAGGGTATATGTTTAAAGACCAACCTAACGGATTTATAGGTGAGCCTATTCTGTTTGTCACAAATACCACAGGAGAATACAACCTTACCACACAGACCTACACGGTAAACGCTATACAAGAATCAGAGTTAAGGATAACATACAACACTACCTCAGCAGACGATTACAAAATTCAAGTATTCATAAATGGATTATTAGCAAATAGCAGAAATCATAGTGGTTCTGATTCTGGTATTTTTAATCTTGGGATTCTAAATGTAGGAGACACCATACAGATACGATACTCTACACCCGATACTTGGGATGGTTCAACCATCACATTAAACTCTGCCAACTTTGTCATAGAATACTTCTACTTGTCTTCTTGGAATTTAGGAGACGATGTAGCAATAGGAGCTGCACAGACACTATCAACAGATGTTGTAGTAGCTGACCAAATGCCAGAGCAAAAGGTATCAGACTTTATTGGTAGCCTTGTAAGGGCTTTTAACTTGGTTGTAGTTCCTTTAGGGAATGGTAAGTATGACATTGAACCATTAGATAATTGGTATGCAGAAGGCTCTACAAGAGAAGTTAGTGAGTATGTTGATACAACAGAGGTCAACATTAATAAACCCTCACTATATCGTAGAATCAATTTTAGCTACAACGAAACAGGAGCAATACTTGGAGAGCAGTACAGACTGCAAAATGATATAGGCTATGGAGACCTTAGAGCAGACTTTGCCTTTGATGGTGAAGAGTTTAATGTCGGTGTAGGCTTTGACAATATGCTCTTTGAAAGGTTGTCAGACCAAAAACCAAACGGAGTAGGCCTTACAACACTTAATGTAGGTAAGAGTATCACAAGAGAGATTGAGCCGTATATCGGAAGTCCTTATATTTTCTATGCAGCAGGTAACATTACAGGTAGCCAATCTTTCAGCTATGTGAATATGGCTAATGCACATTTTGATTTTACTGACTTTTGGCAAGTGGGTAATGTAAATAACACAACGGCTGATTCAGTTACTAAAACGCTAAACTTTGGTACAGAGATTGACCCTTACTTACTGCAAGGGTTTAACCAAGGGTTGTACAAGACTTATTGGGAGGATTACATTACAGATTTGTATGATAGAAAAAGAAGAGTGTTTATATACAAGGCTCAAATGCCTTTGGGCTTAATGTTAGCATTGAAGTTAAATGACAAGCTCACCATAGGTGAAAGAAACTATCTCATCAACCAAGTAAAGTTAAACCTTACCACAGGTGAAGCTCAATTAGAACTACTCAACGATGTTAAGTAAGTTAGGTTATCTTATAAAGGCTCTCAAGGAGACTAATGAAAAGGATGAGGACATTAATACTGCTAAAGGCAAGTATCAATATCCAAGAACCTTTAAAGAAGCGATAGGCAAATGGCAATAGAGAAGAACATAGTAATAGGTGCAGACCTTTCTGGTCTTGAGGTAAAGTTAAATGAGCTTATTGACTTACTCAAGAACTCACAGACCCAAGCCGATAAGACCTCAAAGTCGGTTGAGAATGTAGCTGATGAGGTTAAAGAGGTAGGTAAGAGTGCTAAAGAGGGTGCAAAGGGTGTTAAGGTCTTAGCCAACGGCATTAGAGGTATAGGACTTGCACTTAAAGCAGCAGGTATAGGTCTTCTTATAGAGGGCTTTCAATTGTTTAAGGATGTATTGAAGAGTAATCAAGGGGTTGCAGACACTTTTGCGGTAACCCTTCAGACCCTTGTCTTCGCTTTTAATGGTATTATCAAAGCAGTTTCTTCTGGAGACTTTTTATCTATACCTAAAATCCTTTCTGAAGCAAGAGAACAAGCTATAGAACTTGTTGCTTTACAAAATGAGATATTATTAAAAGAAGCAGAGAGAAGTAAACTTCAAGTTAAAGATTTGATTCTTGCTGAAAAGCAAAGACAGTTTAGAGACGATGAAACCCAAAGCCTTGATTCAAGAATAGAAGCAAATGAAAAACTAAATTCTATTCTAAAGAATCAGATACTTGAAGAACAAGCGATAGTACAGTTAAAAGTAGATGCTGCTAAAAAGGAGCTTTTAAGAAACGACAACATAGCAAACGAAGTTGCTCTCTTAGAAGCAGAGACCGAGATGCTTGAGGTTCAAGAGAGGCTTGAGGGTCAAATGTCGGAATATCAAATGAACAGAAACTCATTACAAAGAGAAAGTTTACAACTTACTCGTGATAGAGCTGATGTAGTAAGAGACACAGACCGAGTAATTGAAGATGTTGAGAATAGCCGTTTAAATAATGAGCGAACTATGCTTGAGGAAGAGATGCGAATGGCAAAAGAGCGTAGAGATGCGGATGTTGCTTTGTATCAATCACGAGTAGACCTTGCTAAAGAAGAAACTGCTGAACACATTGAGAATCTTAACAAGATTAGTGAAGTAGAAGCTCAGTTCTATCAAGAACAATCTGATAGACAATTACAACTAAGAGCTTTAAAACAAGAATCAATTCAACAAAACTTTGATTTAACTTCTCAAGGTTTAGGCGCATTAATGTCTCTTACCGATGCCTTTGCTAAAGACGATGAAGAGAGTGCTGAGAAGTCTTTTAAGATTAATAAGGCACTTGGTATTAGTCAAGCAGTAGTTAATACTGCTATGGCAGTAACGGCTGCTTTAACCGCAGGGGGTAACCCACTTAAATTAGCCACAGGTCAACAATTTGTAGAAGCAGGTATAGCTGCTGCCGCAGGTGCAGCACAAATAGCTACAATATCCAAACAACAATTTGGAGGAGGTGCAGCATCTTCATCTAATATACCTCAGCCTTCAGAGACTTCAAGCCCTCAATTTAATTTAGTAGGCTCTACAGGTCAGAATGCAATCCTTGAGTCATTAAGAAATAACCCTGTAAAGGCTTATGTAGTAGGTAGTGATGTCACAAGCCAACAACAATTAGATAGAAATAGAATTAACCAAGTAAGTTTCCCATAATGAGAATAGTAGAATTATTGTTAGACGAGGATAGCCTACAGGCAGGTATCCAAGCAATCAGTATTGTAGAGTCTCCTGCAATAGAATCTGATTTTGTAGCCCTCAAAGAAGAGGAGCGTGTAGAGTTGAAGACCATAGACGAGGACAAGCGTGTACTATTAGGTGCTGCGTTAATTCCTAACAAGCCTATCTATCGTAAGAGTGGTGAGGATGAGTATTACATATACTTCTCGCAAGACACGGTAAGAAAAGCAAGTGAGTTATTCTTCATCAATGGCAATCAGAACAAAGCCACCTTAGAACACCAAATAGACATTACAGGATTAAGTGTAGTGGAGAGTTGGATTATAGAAGGAGAGCAAGACAAGAGCAAGATGTATGGTATGGATTTACCTGTAGGGACTTGGATGGTATCAATGAAGGTAAACAACGATGAGATATGGCGCAACTATATTAAAAATGGTAAAATCAAGGGTTTCAGTATAGAAGGGTTCTTCGTTGATAAGGTAGAGGCAAGTAAGCAATCACCAGAAGAGGTAGAAGCAGAAGGTAAGATAGAGGCTATC